TTCCGTTAGCTGGAAGTTCATATCTTCCCGAACACGCTCGGCCGCGTCTTCTTTTAGCTTATCAATAGCGCCAATGATTTCTGTTTTAACAGGACCCTGGGCTGGAAACGTTTCCAAAATTGTTTCTGATTGAAACCGTACAGCAGCTTCGGTCAGAATAGTAGAAAACACACCGCAAGCACCATTCCACGGCTCGGTTCTTTCTTCGTATTTCATGCCCAGGACATCTAGTCCTTTGACATACATTTCTACCCATTCTTTTCTGGAGTTAATATCCGCGTCCACCATTTCAATGATGTCGCTGGCTATCCCTGCCAATGTACCTTTGTCAATAACTTCGGCCAGGTTTTCATCAAAGCCGCCGTCTTCAGTATCCGGCAGTAATTCAATTTCCATCCCGTCCATGCCAATACGAACACCTTCAGGATTTTCAATTTCAATTTCCATTACGGGTTCTGAATCACCCACTAATGACTCTAATCCCAATGGGGCCTGGCTTAAAGATTGTTCAATCATGTTTGACCTTAATAGTAAACCGCTTTGCGGCGAAAGCTCTGCAGCTCTTCACGTTCATCAGAATCCAAACGCAAAAACCCGCCCTGCCTGAATCTTATCAGCGCTTGGGTACTTGAGTCCACCAAATCATCATGCTCGCCATTGGGAAAAGACGCCATCTGCTCAATCACTTCACTGGCCCATCTTGTCTCAGGCGCCCATACTTTGCCCGATCTAAACAAATCCGTTACCGAATTTAATCGCACAAATTTATCATTACCCCGGCTAGGTGTGTATTCACTCACCAACATTCCCATAGACCGAAGCTCAAACACAAGCGGCGCCCCGGCGGCTTTAGCTTCAATGATACAAGCGTCCGGCTCCCACTCCCTATAGCTGGCCATCGCTTTTTCTTTTAATTCCGGAAACTCCATTCGTTTCTGAAACGCATCCAGCAAAATCACATTCACATCATTGGGGTCGTCGTTCATGTGAAAAACCCCCCATGTCGTACAGGCCGAATAGTCTGAACGCTCATTCTTCGTAAAAGCAGTGTCCCAAGACTGGATGATAAATTCACACTTCGGCGGGTCTTCCGGGTTCCAGATTTTCCACCATTCTCTTTTTACCAAAGCACCCTCTTCTCCAGTCGGTGCTTGTTGGTACTGAGCATTCCATTTAGACGGGGGTAGTTCTTCCCGTAATGCCTCTAATTCTTTGGCCGACCAGAACTCAGGCCACAACGGATTTCCACTGGGCATAATCGCGGGAAACTCCACAACTTCCCATTCCCCCAAAGAATCCCGCATCTGGGCGTCTTTTAAAACTCGGCCGGTTAAATCTCTTTCCGCCCAACGGGTCATCACCACAACAATCGCCCCACCCGGCTGTAAACGTTGCCGGGGTCCAGACGTATACCACTCATACGTTTTATCAAATACCCCAGGATCCCCAGCAGCTAAAGCCGCTTCCTGCTCAGAATGCGGGTCGTCAATGATTAGTAGGTCAGCACCTTTACCCGTCACCGTACCACCCACACCGATAGCGAAGTACTCCCCATTCTGATTTGTCGCCCACCGGCCGGCACTTTTGCTATCCTGTCTCAATGCCACGCCAGGGAATACCTTTGCATACTGTTCACTATCTACCAAGTTACGAACCTTTCGGCCAAAGTTAACCGCCAGGTCCGACGTATTAGAAGTTTGGATAATTTTTTTATTCGGGTACCTACCCAGAAACCACGAAGGCAACAGGTAACTAGCAAACTCAGATTTAGTATGCCGCGGCGGCATATTGATAATCAATCTTTTAAGTGTCCCATTGGCTATAGCTTCAAACTTCTTCGCCATCACCGCATGATGTCTTCCATGCACAAACCCAGGCCACATCATCCGCACATAATTCATAAACCCGCTCTGAGCTTTTTCCCTCTCCAAAGCCAAACGGTAATCCTCCACGGCGTTATAAAACACCTCCCTCTCCTCTTCAGGAAGCGTCGCCATCAAAGCATCTAACTTATCACTCATTCTAAATTCTTAAAATTAATATACACAGGACGAATCGAGCGCCCGCTTTTTCGCAACTTCTTCAACACCCCTTTGGCCACCAATCTATCCACAATCTCTAACGTATTCCCCAATCCACTACGGCCCCGCTGATACGCTATATCCCTAACCGACGGACTGTACCCATACCTCTTCCACCACTCATCCACAATTAAAAACACCTCCCTTTGAGCCGGCGTCATCTCAATCTCCATACATTGCTCATACGTAAAATCCTTCTTCCTAAGCATCATCTTCGGATTCCGAACTATCAGAGAACCAAAACGTTTCGGTTCTCGACGCGCTATTAGTTCTAAATTTGCGGAATTTTTTACCATAAAGTATTAATTTTTGATAGGGGGTGGGTTCGCCATATTGAGGGGGTGGGGTTCTGATTCTGGTAAATTTTGGGATTGTTTGTGTGGAATAGTATGTTCATCGGTCAGGGACTCCGCTTGACCGATCGGGCTGGTGGGGGATGGGTGGGGTCGCGCGTCGGCCAATTCGTCGAGCAGCGAGCTGGCCGCGGCGTCGATGGTCTGCGCGTCCTCGGCCTGGGCATTCATTAGGCGGCGCAGCTCGGCCATTACCCGGGCCTTGGCATCGTCGCTGCTGCTGATGGTCCGGACCTCTTTTCTATCGACGTACAAACCGACCTCGCTAATCGTGCCGGCGACCTTGGCCGCTTGGACCAGCACGGCCGGCGGCGTGTCTTCATCGATGATGACGCCGACCAGGCTTTTAATAATTAAAGCTCTGAGAGCAGCTGGAGTTCTAATCTGTTCGCTGGCCAATGCGGCCTGATAAGCTGCAATTTCCGCTTGAATGTCGGGCCGTTTTTTAAGCCGGTGCGCCTGGTTACCCTGGGTTTTGGGTGTTGCCTTGGTTTTGTAGGATGCGCGGTAGGCTGCGGCGCCGGTGGAACCCTTCGCAATTTCCAGCGCAAAGGCCTTTTGTTTCCCGGTTAACTCTCGCGCTGCAGTTCTGCCCAGCAGCTGGTCTACCGGGGTTTGCTCCAGGCCTTCGCGGATTTGCTTGCGGGTTAATTTGGTTTGTGTCATGCGGCGCAATATACAGGAACAAAACGCTTACTGTCAATACATACAGGAAACGGGGTTTTATGGCAGCCTGGGGAACGTGTGGCAGCGCTTACCCTTCTATGCAATCCCCTTACACAATTGCAGCCCCTGGGCCACTCGCTAGCGCTCGGCAATACCCGCGCCAATCACCCGCGCCATGGTCCCACCCTGATCAGCTGGCCACCGGCCCCAGGTCAAAACCCACCGACCAGGCAACACACAAAACCCCCACGGCTTGACCAGGGCGCCACCAGCTGCAGCACCGGCCCCAGGTCAAAACCGCGCTACCAGGTAACACAGGCATAAACCCTAACCCACCCACCAGGGCGCGCATGCATACCCTACCCGGTAGACTAAAAAACCCTTGTTTTTGCTGTCGCATAAGTGACAGACAAGGGGCTTGACAACATGCTACATTATCCCCCAATGCACCAGCCAGGATGCAGACAACAAACCAACACGAAGGGAAACGCACAGATGTACACAGCACAAACCGACACCCACGGAAACTGTATCGTATGCAAGGGCAGCGAGCAGCGCCGGGGTTATCGCATCGCATTCACCGGCACCTATAACGAGTGCCTTATGTTCAAAGCATTAAGGGGCCAAGCATGAGCACACACGAAACCATCATGCGCCAAGCGCGCCGCGAACTTGACGCCGTGCGCCCGGTTAACTACCAGCTCACGCCCGCAGAATACAAGCGCCGCCTATACCTTATCAACGACGAAAAAAACCAGCTGCGCGCGGCCCTGGGCCTGGCAGCAATAACCACCCAACCAACCACCGGAGATTTATTCCAATGAAACCCCCTTACATGACACCCCTTTACCTCATCGCATGCAGCGCCGCCAAGCTAGACCGCACCGCACCGGCCGCCGACCTTTACCAGGGCCAGGCATTTAAGCTGGCAATGGCCGCCGCCGATCGAGCCGGCGCCGACGTCGTCATTCTCAGCGCTTTGCATGGCGCCGTTGACCCCGCGGCCAACCTGGCACCCTATAACAAAACGCTGGCACAAATGAGCAAGCACCAGCGCGCCGTCTGGGCTGCAATGACCGCGCAGCAGCTGCAGCAGCACAAAGGCCGGACTATCACAGTTCTAGCCGGCAAGCACTACGCCGCCGCCGTTGAAGGATGGCCCAACGTTTCCCGCCCGCTCACCAGCCAAGGTATCGGCCAGCAGCTGCACACCCTTAAACACTTAAACGCTTGAAAGGCACACCATGGAAAACTTAGAACTACACCAGCGCATGACGCACACCTACGCCGACGGCTGGGCCGACCTGGACGAATGGCAGCACCTGGGCACCGCCAAAATGCTGCGCTGGAATGCCACCGCCGAGCCCCTGGGCTTTGACGACGCCGGCACCTTCACAACCAAGGTTATAGGACCGCGCCAGCTGCGCGCCGTTGACCTGGGCCGGGCAATCGCGGCCACCCTAGGCGGCAGCAGCTGCAC